CATTTAAAAAAGATGCAATACGAAGACTAGACGGCAAGTTTTTTATTGTGTTACATGCAGACGAGACAAAAAACAATATGACTCGGAGTGTACCTTTGACTAGACGGTGCGTTGCCATGTTAAAAAAGTCAGGTGATTTTAGTCACTTAGATTATTCTATGGCTGAACGTGTTTGGCAAAAACTAAGAAGGAACATGGGACTAGACGGTGATAAACAATTTGTTATACACTGCCTACGTCATACGTGTGCTTCAAGACTAGCTCAATCAGGTAAAGTAGAGTTACACTTTATTAAGGAATGGTTGGGTCATAAGTCTTACAATATGACACTTAGGTATGCCCATTTGATGCCTAAAAATCTACTAAAAGCTGTCAACATACTAGAAGGGTACGAGTAAAGTACCCATAGTAGATAGCACAAATTAACACATAAACTTATAGGAGTTACTTTGACCAAGATACTAGAAATAATGCCTACTTTCCCTGACCAACAGGCTAATGAAAAAGACATGGCTGTCAGGGGTAAAGACAGAACCAACAAAAGACTCAATAGTCATATTGAGCGAGAAGAAGAGAGTGTTACCAGTTACGGTAAAGTAATGGTAGCCAATACAATCAGACCTTTAGCAATGGCTATTGGTGAATGGATTACAAACACTGCTAAAAATACAGTGTGTAAACCACCTATAGCTTTCACTAAACTATGTGAAGTTGAACCTGAGATATTGGCTTTAATTACAGGTAAACACATAATCAATACAATCACACAATACAAACCATTGACTGCTACATGTATAAGTCTAGGCGGTAAAGTTGAAACTGAAATTGCACTAAAGAATTTTAGACATCTTAACCCTGAGTTATACGATACGGTCAAGCAAGACTTAGACAAGAGGTCTTGGAATTACACTTATAAACGTAGAAAACTAAGAGAGAGTTCTAAGCGTGACAATGTCATGGCTTGGGAAGAGTGGACTACGCCTACTAAACTACACGTAGGACTCAGACTTGTTGAGCTTATGATAGAGTCTACTGGTATGATAGAAATAGGTGTAGAAACTATTAAACATAAAAAAGCTAAGATTATAAAACAGACTCAGAAGACTAGAGACTGGATTAAAAATAGAAATGCTTTTAATGAATTACTAAACCCTGAGTACATGATGACGGTTATGCCGCCTAAAATGTGGGACTCAGTTGAAGGTGGTGGTTACTGGACTAAAGAGTTACCATCATTAGATTTAGTAAAACAAAAGAACAAATTGTTTGCACGTGAATTAGCAAACTTTGACATGCCTAAAGTATACAGGGCGGTAAACGCTATGCAGTCAACCGCATTTAAAATAAACAAATACATATTAGGCGTTATGGCAGAGGCTTGGGATAGAGGACTTGCTATCGGTGGTATGCCACCTATAAGAAATCTTGAAGTTCCAAACAAGCCTCTTGACATAAAAGACAATAAAGAATCAAGACGTAAGTGGAAGAAGGAAGCAGTTATAGTGCACACAGAAAATGCACGTATGTTTTCTAAAAGAATGTTGTACGCAAAAATATTGTGGCTTGGTGATAAGTTTAAAAATTACGCCACAGTTTACTTTCCGTTACAATTTGATTTTAGAGGCAGAGCATATTGTGTACCTGCATTTCTAAACTATCAATCAATCAATGGTGCAAAAGCATTGTTATCTTTTAGTAAAGGTAAACCTATTACAAAAGAAAACAGAGGTGACTTTTGGTTGGCTGTGCATGGTGCAAACATGTATGGTAACGATAAGATTTCATTAACAGATAGAGTCCAGTGGGTAAAAGATAATGAAGACTGGATATTAAAATGTGTTGATGACCCATTTACAAATAGACAATGGGAAGACGCAAGTAATGCTTTTCAATTTTTAGCATGGGCTGAAGAGTGGAAGAGATTTAAAGCTGAAGGTTATGGCTTTGTGTCTAACATTGTAGTCAATGTTGATGGTTCTTGTAATGGTTTACAAATTTACTCTTTAATGTTGAGAGACAAAAAAGCAGGTGACTTAGTAAACTTGTTACCTAGTGATAAACCAAAAGACATTTATCAATTAGTAGCAAACTCTGTAATAGACAAACTAAAAGAACATGCAAAGGTTGGTAAACCGTATGCACAACAATGGCTTGACTATGGAGTGAAGCGTTCAACTACTAAAAGAAGTATTATGACTATCTGTTATGGTAGCACTAGATATTCTTGTACGGACTTTGTGGTTGAAGACTTAACAAAACGTAAAGACAAAGGTGAGATGCACCCATTTACAGACGATATGTTTAAACCTGCATCTTATCTAGCAAGTATAATATGGGATAGTATCGGTGATAACTTAAAATCAGCAAGAGTTGGTATGAAGTTCTTACAAGATATTGCACGTATTGTATCTAAGTTGCAGTTGCCTATACATTGGGTTACACCAGTTGGTTTTCCAGTGTATCAGTCATACCCTGAGATGAAGTCTAAACGAGTTAAGGCTATGCTTATGGGTGAAGTTATTAAACCACGTATCAATGTAGAAGATGACAAAACTGATAGACTCAGAATGTCTAACGGAGTAGCACCTAATCTTGTTCACTCTGTAGACTCTGCGGCTATGATAGAAACTGTCAATATTGCATTAGATAATGGTATTGAAAACTTTTGTAACGTACACGATTCGTTTGGTACTACTGCGGCAGACGTAGAAGTATTGAATAAGAGTCTAAGAGAAGCGTTCATACAGATGTTTACTGATAATGACATACTGGCTAATTTTAGAGATGATGTTCTAAAACAGCTTCCTGAAGAGTACAAGACTAAGTTGCCTGAAGTTCCGCAAAAAGGTGACTTAGATATTAATGAATTGCGGAAAAGTGAGTTCTTTTTTGCATAAGAAAAGTACCCATAGTAGACAATAAAAAAGGAGACTTAACAATATGTCTAAAAACAACAACGTAAGGATTGTTACGCCAATCGGTATTTCACAATACGCATGGCTTACAACTCCTGATACGCAATTTGACCAAGATGGTCATTATAAGACCAATCTTATAGTCAATGCGAAAGAGTCTCAATCAGTTGTCAAAGCGATTGATGATGAGATTAAGAAAAGTGTTACTCTTGCTAAAGAGAAGACTAAAGGTAAAGAACCTAAAATGGCTAATCTTCCATACGAAGAGGAAATCATTGAAGGTAAACCTACTGGAAATCTTATCTTCAAGTTTAAGACAAAAGCTAAAATCATAACTAGAGATGGTAAAGTTATTCCAAATAAAGTTGCTATCTTTGATAGTGCAGGGAAACCTATGGTTGATGCTAACGTCTGGTCTGGCAGTGAAATGAAAGTATCAGCAGAGTTGATACCATATTTTACAGCTATGGCAGGTGCAGGAGTAAGCCTAAGATTAAGGGCAGTGCAGATAACTAAACTTGTAGAGGGTGGAGCAGGTAACTCAAAAGGTTACGGCTTTGACGAGGTGAAAGATGGTTATGTTGCACCAGAAGACAAGACATTTGAAAATGAAGTGGCAAACTCGCAAACTGACTTCTAATCAAGTAGGTCTTAAATACGGTTTTAGGTCAGGCTTAGAGATAGCAATATCAGAAGAGCTTGACCTGAACAAAATAAAATACGAATTTGAAAAAGTTAAATTAAAATATACTGTGCCTGAAAAGGTACATACATATACACCTGATTTTTATTTAAAAGAAAAAGATTTTTTTATAGAGACAAAGGGTTTGTTTACATCATCTGACAGAAAAAAGATGAGATTTATAAAAGAACAACACCCTGATTTAGATATAAGATTTATATTTAGTAACAGCAAACAAAGGATAAGTAAAAAAAGTAAAACAACTTATGGAATGTGGTGTGAGAAATACGGATTTAAGTATGCTGACAAACATATTCCTATTGAATGGTTATGATGACTGATAAAGACATTAAAGAATACCATGATACAATAAACAGATTACAAAAAATGAGTAACGAAAGAAAAGAAACAAAGTACATTGTAGTTCATAGTAGCGAATCTACACCTAAAGATGACTTTGATGTAAACGATATTGACACACAACACCGTAAAGACGGTTTGTTTTCTTGTGCGTTCCATAAAATAATAAAAAGAGATGGGACTATACAAGATGGTAGAGACATAAAAATAGCAGGAGCTCATATTGCTGATGGCTCTTTAAAATTGTCTAATAAAAATTCCATAGGTATCTGCTTAGTAGGCGGACAATCTACAGATGGACAACCTGACTGTAATTACACGTTCAAACAGTACACCGCTTTGGTAAACCTTGTTAAAAAGTTGAAACAGGATTACAGTGGGGTTGAAATAGTAGGTCACAGAGATGTGGCAGACTCCGTATCTCCGCACTTTGATGTATCAGAGTTGCTGAGATAGTTTGTTGGGGTGGTAGAGGGAGACTAAAGCCACCCCTAATAATTAGACAAAAAATTTTATGCAAAAAACTGAAAGTGAATTTTTATATCATACGTCTTGCGACAACTGCAATTCTAGTGATGCCAACTCCGTCTATTCTGACGGACATACATATTGTTTTTCATGCAATACAACAACAAGAGGAAACGATTTGAATAATCCAATAGCAACAGAAACCAGTAAAGAATTTATTGAAGGTAGTATTACGGAGTTAAGTAAACGTAAAATAAATTACAACACAGTTCAAAAATTTAATTATCAATCTGGTGCATGGTTTGGTAGACCATGTCAAATAGCAAACTACTACAACAAAGACAAAGAGCTTGTTGCACAAAAACTTAGATACCCTGATAAAACATTTCAGTGGTTAGGTGATGCAAGAGAAGCAGGTTTGTTTGGTCAACATTTATGGAGAGACAAAGGTAAGATGTTGATTATTACAGAAGGCGAGATAGACGCAATGAGTATATCTGCTATCAATCAGAATAAATTTCCTGTAGTAAGTATTAAGTCAGGAGCTCAAGGAGCAAAAAGAGATATACAAAAAGAGCTTGAATGGATTGAAGGATTTGACTCTGTGTATTTTTGTTTTGACCAAGACGAACAGGGTAAGAAGGGTGCAATAGAATGTGCTAAATTACTTACACCTAACAAAGCAAAGATATGTACGTTACCATTAAAAGATGCAAACGAAATGGTACTTGCAGGTAAAGTAAAAGAATTAACAGATTGTATATGGTCTAGTAAAGCATACAGACCTGATGGTATTATACTTGGTGCAGATATTTGGAATGACATACAAAAAGAAGATGAGTATGTTACAGCTAAATATCCATTTGAATGTATGAATGTAAAGACTCATGGTTTACGTAAAGGTGAGTTAGTTACAGTAACAGCAGGTAGTGGTGTTGGTAAGTCTAGTTTTTGTAGACACATTGCACTTAGTTTATTAGAACAAAAATATACCGTAGGCTACATAGCATTAGAAGAGAGTGTTAAACGTAGTGCACTTGGTATTATGGGTGTTCATTTAAAGAAACCATTACACTTAACAAGAGAGGGAGTAAATGACAAACAACTTCATGCCGCCTTTTCCACTACTATTGGTAATGGCAATTTTTATTTATATAACCACTTTGGTTCAACTGTAGCAGATAACTTATTGTCAAAGATAAGATATTTAGCTAAAGCATGTAACGTAGACTGGGTTATATTAGACCACCTACACATGGCGTTGTCAGCATTAGGTGATGAACACACTAATGACGAAAGAAAACTTATAGATTATTTTGTAAGTAAACTTAGAACATTAGTAGAAGAGACAGGCATTGGATTAATCTTAGTCAGTCATTTGCGTAGGTCAACTGAGGGTGATAAAGGTTTTGAAGATGGTAAACAAGTAACATTAAGTAGTTTAAGAGGGAGTCAATCAATAGCACAACTATCAGATTTAGTTATTAGTATGAGTAGAGATTTAAAAGCAGAGAATAACATAGCAAAAATATCTATATTAAAAAATAGATTCTCAGGTGAGACAGGTAGTGCTTGTAGTTTACATTATGATTTACAAACAGGTTGTTTATCAGAAGTAAAAGCAGAGGTGTTAGATGACTTTTAAACAAATAAAAACTAAAGCTAAAAGAGATGCAGTTACTTGGACTATGTATGTAATGGAAGCTGTTGGTAGAGCAAAAAGAACAGGACACATTATTACATTACATGTAGGTAAAGAACAATCTGCTATGATACTACAAGATGCGTTGTTGTCTTTAGCTATGAGTGGTGAAGATGCCGCTTGGAACGTACAAATACAAACACATACGGTGCATTAATGAGACCTTTACCACACGTTACTAAAAAGATATTAGATGCAGACTATGTGCAATTAACATGGTCTGATATAAATTCTGACAGCTCATGGAAAACTTTAAAAGATGCCATGAACAGTAAACCAACAATTTGTATATCAACAGGTTGGTTAATTAAAGAAAACAAAGACGTTCACATATTAGTTGC